ATCATTCCTCAATCTAGTGATACCAGAGTCATCTATGAACTCATTACCATAGAATACGGCAGAAATCTTAACTTTGATTCCATCGCATGGATTCTCAAAGAGGAATACTCGTGAAATCCACTTGGCATAAACGGAACCCTCATTACTTGTTTCTGGAACATATGCTTCGGCATCTGTTGCCTGGATGTCATAAAGTCCGATATCATTCAGAACTGAATCCGAGAAAGTAGATGTCTTCCTGAATAAGTCAACGAACTGACCTTCAACCACCAGTTTCTTAGTAGCTGCATTATAACTCTTCACAAAACCACTATGACTAGATGTGCCATTCAAGAACTCGAATGCACTATCAACTGCTGGTGTATAAGAAGAAATATCTGTTGAGTCGTTATGATTGAAGAGGAGTGTTGCCTGCTTCGTACCAAAGATGTTGTCAGTTGGTTTGGGGTTATCAACCAAACTTCTAATAAGAGTAGCGTTAGTTCTTGTGATGTCAATCACAGGAGATACCTTACTATTAGTTGTTGAAATTGACAAGGTGGTAAGGAGGCTATGGGAATGCGCCAGGTGATAAGAATCCCTGTACTTAACTTCGTTTAAGTAATTGGCAACTGTCTTTGCTCCGTTGAAGTAGAAACTATCTGCCAATACAACAGTCTCTGGGACATCTACCACATAACGGTTCTCCTCGTTATAACCAGTAACGCCACCAGCCTGCGTTGCTCGCACCTGGGTGAGCAAGCTACTGCTACCAAAGAGTTGTGCGCCCGTTGTGCAGTTTATAACCTCGTAGGGGAGGTTATAGGAGCACTGAACTTCGTTTCCACCGCCGTTAGTATCGGAAGTAGCGAATGACGCGACGTCTTCACCACCAATCTCAATCGTTGCCGGAACCTTAAAGGTAAACTCGTCAATGTTAACATCAACAACTTCTTGAAGTCCGTTGAGGGCATCAATTGGTATACCACCAATATTAGAAGGTGAACCAGAACCACTAACCCCACTGATAAGAGCAAAGTCACCTGGTTCTAAACCATGATGATAACTCGTTACTCTAACCACACAAGGATTAGAACCAAATACGGTGTTACCATCTGTAATAGCATCGACACCACCATTAGAATTGGTTTCAATTGGATCGTCTAGCAGAGCCTTCTGATCAACTGGTGCGTTCTGAAGGGTAATGGTACCAATGGTATTATTTTGGAACCTAGCCCTTCTCAGTTTGAACATAACATCCATTGTCTGGTCTTCTGTCCACAAACCACCACTCTGTGACATAAACAGAGCGCCCAAGTTGGGTTGATTTACCACCCTAACATTAGTGCCAATCTTATTCTCACCCATCTTGGCACAATACATTAGATAATCCAATGAAGTTGGTGCCTTAACAACGAATGAGTAGAAAGTATCTGCTAGAAGGTAAATAGGTGCCTTGAACTTAAACGTAGTAGGTGCTGTGGCGTCCTTAGAAGTTGCAACGCCCATCTTAATAGCAGGTTTGCTGTTAACATATCTAAACGCAGCCTTCGCATTCGATCCAGCACCGTCAATGCTCACTGTAGGTGGTTTCGTGTATCCCTTACCAGTTCTAGTAAATTCAAGAGCATAAACCTCTCCGGTAGAAGATACTAAAGCTTCTGCCTTCGCTGTTCTACCACTCTTCAAATCGGGAGCAGAAATGGTAACTGTTGTTGTATCTTGTGAATAACCAGTACCAAAGTTAGTCATGTCCAATCTGGTTAACTTTATCTCGTCATCTACGATGTAGAACTTAGTCCTAGTAATATCGCCTTTAGCAGCCGATGTTACTTTAAACTGCTCACCAGGTACAAACTCATTCAGATAGTTCTTCAAGATAATGTTATATGTGTTATCATCTACATTCCTTGTTTCATTTGCCGTAGCAGACTCGAATGTTTCTGCTGCAGCAATAACACCTGTTGCCCCAGAAGTAAGTCCCTCAATCTCGTCACCTTTATTAAGGGTAACAGAATCAACATTATTGGGAAGAGTAACCTCTGTCCGTAAGATACTATCAGACTGCAATGTGGTTTTGGAGTGCGGAATGATAGTATTTGTTGGAACCTCACCATCTGTAGTGGTAAGATATGCAAGAACTGGTTGTGTCTTATCTTTAGTCTTAAAGTAGACTTGCAGTTCTGTAACAAACACACCCTCGGCATTCTGTGCATTAATCCTGAATGTCTGTGCAACAGGGTCATCGCGGTTTGGTTGGTTCAGTTCCCGTTCAATCTCATCAAAGTCCAGATCTACTTCAATATCAAATCCCGAAAGAGTAGTCGTTCCCTGATCGACTTCGATATCTGTTACTTCCTCTTCAACCTCTGTTCTAGTCTCTTTCTTACCCTTCTTAGTCTTAACCTTGAAACTAGGAACCCTAGTAGATACAACAGTTTCCTGCTTATCCAACATAATACCAGAAGCGGTAAACGCCTCTTCGGCAATGCCCTCTACCAGTGACATATCCTCAGGGTTATCTTTATTACTAGTAAGTCTGAAGATTTTAGTGCCCGTTGTGAAGGACCTGGTTATACCAGTTTTCTGATACTTAACCTTATTCAATCTCCTAAACTGGGTGCCTTGCTCTGGCTTTCTACCATTGGGGATAAGGAAGGTGCCCTGTACAGTTCCAAATCCATCACTCATTAGATTCGCTCCGAATCCTTTACCTGACGGATCAAGAACTAAACCTGACTTTCCTCCGGCACCATAATCACCCTCTTCTGGATAGCGAAGAACATTATCACCAAAATCTTCACTCTTTTCCAATTCATCTGGGTCAATCCATCCATTAACTTGTACCCCATCAAAGAATGCATAATACCTAGTATTGGGTTTCAGTCTAGTTGCTCTAAACCTAACAGGAATAGTCCTCATTGTTTGAGCAAGAGCCACATTAGTAACCCTCTCACCATAAGAAGTTTCTTGCGTGGCACCACTATCAACCTTCAAGAATGTCTTAGTCTGCTGCCTTGCCATCTTTGTGGTAGTGGTGGTAGTTTCAACCTTTGTGGTTGTACCACCTGTCACTAACCTTCCTGTAATTCTTGAATCAACTCCCCAAGAACTATCTCTTCTGTCAAGACTTGTACTAGTAGAAGGAGTTCTATCCACCTTAGTACTAACTGAAGTCTGAGGTGAACCTTTGGTTTCCCAGTCACCCCATACGGTTCCAATGCCGGACTGCTTCAGACTACCTGTAAGGTTCACCATGGCATCATAAAGATCGTTATCAGCAACAACTAAATCTGGTTGCTCATTAATATCTTGCCAAGTGTCAAGGGGAGGATCCAATTCCATATTGCCTTCCCAAGTGAATACGGAATAGGGCTGGAGGTTAATCGTCCTCGTAGCACTTGGTTGGTTGATAAAGGCGCCTGACACGAAAGGTAAAGTAGCAATACCATTGTTTACTACATAACCTGCTGCTTCTTTCTCTTCATTAGACTGCCATAACTCTTCAAACTCTACTTGATCCTGGAACAACGGCGCCCGCAGGTGGGTTTGTTTGGGATCGATACTATTTCTATACTGCTGGTTTCCAACAGCTCCATTGCCATGCCCTCTAAAGTTATCTACCACGATGCCGTTCTTAAAGCGGTCCATACCAGTGGCAGCATCCCTAACTGACATGTTCAGGGTGCTTTGCTCAAGAATAGAGAGGGTGATGAGTTCTTCAACTCTATCAACACGCCTTTCCATCTCTGCCAAGTCCTTCATCCTGAAGCGCTTATAGTTAAACTTCTTGACATTGATGTCATCAGCTGTGAATGTATAAGCAGGCAGGAACAAGTCATACAACCTGATACCAGTCTGGAGATCCGGGGCGGGTTCTGGTTGGTTACCGGGTTCACCTTGGATAATAGTCAGTTGCCCGTTCTTCTCTAAGAACAAACTATCATAACGAGCTGCATAATAAGCAATATTAGCTTGGAACCTTGTTCTAGAAACTGGCATCCTTGGTGAAAATGCGTTACCGCCTCTTTCTGGGTCCTTAAAGTTTATATCGCTTTGGGTAAAGGTTGTACCATCCAGTGTACCACCCTGACAACAATAATTATCAGTAATTGCTGAGATAACAGAAGGTGTTGGTGCAATGCCACTCTTACCTGCTTCATCTTGTGTATTAACAACTGGACGGAAGTCTACACAATCTCTCAACTGCATGAATACATTTGGTGATCCAAAAGACTGACTAACAATTCCAGCAATTGGGTTGTAGACAGGAATAGCAGAGTAACTAATACCATCATCATGGGTATAAGAGTCAACGCTAAAGAAGTCTCCATCACCAGAATGCTCAAACCACTCAAAGTCAACATAAAGTGCTTCCTTTGGTTTTGCTTTGCCTTTCTTTAATTCCAATCGAGCAATGTGGTAGACATTATCTCTCTGTCCGTTATCAAAGTTATAACGTTTAGTGATGTCCATCCCACTAGCTGTCTCCACCTTATTCAGCCTAAACCCATCTGCTTTGCCCAAGGAAATGATTTTAGCATATGCATTAGCTGCACTAATCTTATTATCTTTTCTTGATCTGTCCGCACTCTTACGAAGAACCTTCAGTCGTGCCGAAGCATTTCTAACTTGGACGGGAACAAGAACTTTAAGTTTAAGTTGCTTCGGTGCTCCATTCGTAAACGCAAGTCTATAGGTTGCTTTAGTGTTGTTTTCTTCTAAAAGAATACCTCTAATATAACCACCATCATTATAATCTTGATCGATAGAAATAGTCCTACCTCTTAGATTATCTGCATCGCTCTTATCACCAATGTTCTTAATAACAGCAATACTAATCTCATTTGGATCATCTAAGAACTCTTCCTTTGATCTACCACCGCCTGCAGTAGTGCCCGCCGTTTGGATGCTGAAAGAATTACTGTTTTGATCTATGTCAATGATATACTCACGATAAATCTCATATTCAATCTTGGTTGCCCTTGCATTAGTTTCTAGTGTTGAGCACACTGCTTGTGGAAGCTGGAAGATAAGATTCTGTGATGCCTCTCCCTTACTCTTCGCTCTGATTCTAGCAACAACCTTACCCTGTACCGAATCTTCTAAAGCAGTAGTAAAGTAAATCTTTGCCCTTGCTCTCTGTCCGGTACCTCTACCAATAGGAGCAGTAGCAAAGTATACCATCTTGGAGACTTCGTAATCGTCACCACTGGCGTTTGTTACTGTGAATGTAACAACATCACCAAACAGCAATTCGTTAGAGGGGTCTCCGGTAAAGTCTTCACAAATAATAAATGTGTTATTCTTTTTGCCATTGAAGGTAGATCCCTGTGCTACATTTAAGACATCAGCATTTCTGCTACTCTGTGTGGCAATGTCAGCAGAGAACTGATCTTTCCCTGTCTGGTTCCCGAAGAAAGACTTTGTCTTGGAAAGTGAATTAGTAATCTTGCTAGGCAGGAGAACAGCAAATCCTTTAACACCAGTATCCGTCTCTGCCTTATAGTTAATCCTAATGGAAGCATCTGGGCTGCCGGCAGGGAATGGGAAGTTATAAAGTCGTTCTCTTCCTTTCTTAGTAAGAATGATCTGAGAACCATCTACTTGATTTCCTACACCAACACCAATAATGAAGTCTTTATCTGCACCTTTAGTTAATGTTTTCTTTGCTTCCAACGAGGTTACGACAATAGAATTAACCGAACCCAAATCATAGTCACTTGTACTATTGGTATTTGTACCACCATCGCCAGTTGTCCAGTAGAAACCATAAACATCACCTGGTCTTAGCAGTCTACCGAGTACTTCGTCTCCGTTAGACTTAGTCTGTGATATTGTCTCGTTGTATCTAAACTCTCCACTAATATTAGAAAGAATCAAGGAATTACCATCGGTGCCCTGCTCAACAGTACCTACTGCTCTGCTCTTAATTCCCTTTACCTCATATCCCACTTCCCATTCAAGTTCAGTGCCTTGTTCAGAAACAACCGCCAACTCAGTAAAGAAATTGGATGTAATAATACCCAAATTCTGAATAGAATCAAATCCATTAACTCCACTCTCATCTTCTACTATCTCTCTAGTGGGCATGAAGTAGCGAGGACTAACAACACCTGTAGGTATAGGATTAACCTTAATCGAATCAATGATAGGAATACCACCAAATGCCTGTCCCCTTACCGGATACGGTGCACCGCCTGATTTCTTAGTGACGACAGCACTTCTATCGTTTTTCCAAATAATTTTATAATTATTATCTACAGTCGCACCAATATCCGTAGATAATGTGATGTGATAGGTAGTAGGTGGTGGATTGCCGTAGTTATAAGGTTCTGGAAATGGGTTCTCTGCAGTTGGTTCTGTCTTTGTTGCTTCACCAACATAACCATCACCAAAGTTTCTATAGCAAGTAATCTGACTAAACGCAATCGCCTCATCATCGTTTTCAAAGTTAGGAGTACTATAAGCGTTAGTTACATCCAAGTTATAACCAGGAGTAATGCCAGTTCTGCTATTCTTTCTGAATAACTGCGTTCTTGCCTTTGTTCCAAACTTATAAACTGGAGTCTTATACTCTACCTGATAACCTTGAACATAAGCAGTACCAGGAGAAATCTCCAACACATAATTTGCGTCTGCTTCTTCAAAGGTTAGTCTGTCCGTTGAACCACTCAGGGGAACGGGTGGATAGGTTCCTTTATTGTTAGCATCAAAAAGACCTTTGGTTTGTGTCTCCGTATTGGGATACTCCAACTGCTTAATGGCAAAGTCAGTGACAATGTAATCACCTGACTCATCATAGGTTCTCTTTGCGAGAAGGTCGTATAACCACTGCCACTTAATAGTCTCACCAGGCATCCCTTGGATATTACCTTGGATGATAGTAGCAAGACTGATAAAGTTAGGATCAGTTGCATTCAGATCCTGAGACACAAGGTTAAGTGTAATCTTCAGTCTGTCAGCACCAGGAGCGTTGAAGTTAGATGAACCAGTGGAATTATCTAAAAGTTGTGTATCCTCTGAAGCATTAACAAAGGTTTCAGTAACTAAGAAGCCAACCCTAGCGGTTGGGTTAGTACCATATGGGTCAACTACGACAGTTTGCTTCGCGTTACGAAGCATGTAACTACCAATGTAGAACCAACCTTCTTCTACAGTAAATAGGCAGCCCGCTCCAACAACTGGTTTCTTCTTAGGAAATCCTGCTTTCTTCTCTTGTACTTCTGCAGTATAAAGGTTATCTGTATCAGAAAGGAGTGTCTCACCTGGAAGGAATGACTTATACTCTGAGGTATCTCCAGAACTTTCATAGGTGATATAGAATGTAATATCGTTGCCTTTCTTCCCTTCCTCCTTCTCAGTAGTATAATTAACCTTGGCGATAACACCGCTTGTAACGCCCGTAACAGTCGAGCCCCTAAAGTCCTCAGCAAGAGCACCATTGGTTATGCTAGCGAGGCGCACATAGGGCGCTGGGCGCTGAATACCATACTCACCAGGAACGACATTATCCCCGTTCTTCAGAATCCTCTGAGCAAAGGTTGCAATCTGATTCTGCAGCATACTTTGCTGCTGATTAAGTTCCCTTGCTTGGACAGGTCGTCCAGGTCGATACAAAACCTGATAATAATCGTTCAGAGCATCATAGTCGTCACGATACGGGTCAATATTGGTATTCAGGTAAGGCATTTCCTAAACTAGTCCTTTTGGGTTA